GTCCGGCAGGACGAGAAGAAGTTGAAGCTGGTGCTGGACATGCTGGACTCACTGGTAGAGGAGGAATGAGTGGGCGCCTACAAGTACCGTGAGGGATACCGCTACCGCTTCATCCTGGGCGGGGACCTCCATGAGGGCTACGGGTTCCCGTCCAAGCGGGCCGCCCTAGAGGCAGAATGGAAGAAACGGGCGGAGCTAGGCGCCCCCTCCAGGCGGGTTCGCTCGGAACTGACCTTCCGAGAAGTGGTAGCCCTCTACGACCGTGAGGTCCTGGCCCCCAGGGCAGGGCGCAATGTCGCGAACGTGCGCCGCTCACTCGGGCGTTTTGTCACAGCCTGGGGTGAGCGCCGCCTCGACCACATCGAGCCCGATGACGTGGAGCAGTGGCGCCGGGAGCGCACGGGGCAGACCGTGCAGCGTCGTGGCGGGCTCAGGCCAGTGACGGGGGCCACCATCAACCGGGACCTGGATTACCTGGCCTCGCTCTACACCTGGGCCCAAGGGCGCAGGCTGGTGGCCCCGGACTGGAACCCCGCCAAGCGCAGCGTAGTGAAGCGGGCCAAGGAGGAGTGGCGCCCCTGGGTGATCCTGTCCCAGGATCAGCTCCAGCAGCTCTATGCCAGTCTGCCAGAGCACGAAGCCTCGAAGGTGGAGCTGCTCGCCAACCTGGGGGTCCGAAAGCAGGTCGTCCTGGACCTGGAGTGGGAGCGCGTAGACTGGGCGCACAGGCTGCTCCAGTACACGAGCAAGGGCAAGAGCAAGGTCCACCCGTTCAACGAGCGGGCCTACAAGCTGCTCCGGGGCCTCCACGAGGGCGCTGGGGAGCCTCCGGCTGGGCGGGTCTTCCAGGAGCGCACCGACACCACCCTGCGGCGCTGGTGGGACCGCGCACGGCGCGAGCTAGGGCTCCCGGACCTGCGGCGCCATGACCTGCGAGTGACCTTCGCCAGGATGCTGGCCAGCAAGGGCGCCGACCTGAAGACCATCCAGGGCCTCCTGGGGCACTCCACGCTCACCATGACCGCGCGCTACATCCCGTCTGACCTCCAGGCACAGCGGGCAGCGGTGGCGCTGCTGGATGGAGGGACGACATGAATATCTACCGTAGAGAAGACAACCAGGAAGGCGGCTGTAACTTCTGTTCCCGGTATATCACCCCGTATGGTGGGGCTCGGCATCCGGTAACCATCGTGTCGGGCAAGGCGCTGGTGGTTCGCTTCTGCGATCAATGCCTGGCAGAGCTTTGTGGGGATCGTAGGGCACCCCGTAGGGCACGGCGAAAGGGCACTACGGAATCGCGTAGATCGCGCGCAGCATCGTAGTTTCGTAATCAGCCGGTCGCTGGGCCAACTCCCGCCCTCGCCTCCAGCAATGGCGGGGACTTAGGGGCTCGCTGGTAGTGAAAACGCTGGGCCCGAGGCGCTGGGCCCGCTGACAGGCTTTCACAGGGGAAAACAGGCCATGACAAACGGTTCCAAGGGAAAGCGTAGGGCACCTGTAGGGCAGCCAGTGCAGAATTTCTTCTGGGGTCTGCTGATGCTTCCGGTGGCGGTGCTGGTGGTCCTGGGTCTGCTGGGTGTACTGGGAACCGGAGCTCGCGTGCTGGGCGGGCTGGCTGGGCTAGCGCGCTAGTCGCCAGCTCCGCCGAGGGCCTCGCTGGCCCTCGGCAGAGTGGCACCGCACTCCAGAGCACTGCACGCTGGCGCACACTCCAGGACCACGGCCAGGTCAGCGGGCTGGGCCTGGTAGCCGGTGGCGTCCAGCGTGGCGCAGAACAGGTGGAGCGTCAGGAGCCAGAGCATACTTGCTCCTTGAGCCTCGCCAATAGGGCGCGCGTGCGATTGCACACGCACGGGTAGAACCCCATACCTTCGGGCCCGCTCATGACGAATACGTAGTTTCGGCCGTCCTTGCGCGGCCGTGGGCTCCGCCGTTCGTATATCTCGCCTTTCTTCCAAGGCGCACACCGCACGTCTCTGTCGTGACGGTTCAGCCACCAACGTAGCTCGGCCACTAGCTCCTCGATCAATTCGACGCTGGACATGGGTGCCTCTCTTTGCACTTCGCGCAGGGCGTGTGCTTCCCACACTTCCCCGGGTTGGTGTGGACGCTGCCGTAGGCGACAGCGTGCATCCGCTGAACGAACGCCGCCGTGTCCAAGGGCTTGCCGGTGGGCCTGGGACGCTGCCCGCTGGGCTTCATCGCTGGGCCCTCCAGTCGAGTGGGCACCCTGCGGCGTGGGGTACCCCGATGCACTGGCACTCGGGCTTGACGCTGTAGGTAATCTCCAGCACGCGGCCGTCGCTGGCCAGGACCTCACGCGGGTATCCTTCGCTGTCCCACGCGATGACCGGGTTGTGCTCCTCGTCCATGACCTTGGCCAATTGGCACGCGAAGGGCCACCAGGGCCCGCCGTCGTACTCTACCCCATAGGTGATACCGAGAAACACAAGGGCCCCCAGTCGAGCCCGCATGACCAAGTAGTCAGCGGTCCCGGGTACCGTGCGCTTGCCTGCCTCGTAGGCGATGCCGTTGTGCTGCGCGGATGTTAGGCCGTTCATGACTTGGGCTCCTCCACCTTGACTAGGTTGTACGGGAAGTGTCCAAAGTACTTTCCGCCCTCACCGGCCGCCGAATGACCCGGCCAATTCACCTTGACGTTGTTAGGGGATGGAATGGCCACCACGGTTCCGACCACGCCAGCCATCTTTTTCTCGAAGTTTTTATACTCGTACGTACTGGCCACGTATTTCACCTTGTCCCCGACCTGAAGCCCGCCGTAGTCCACGGCCGGGGACGCTGGGGTCCCCGGCTCTGTCTTGGGCATGATGACCGTGTGCGCGGCAATTTCCGCCTTGGCCTTGTCGATGGCCCCGCCCGGTACGTGTAACAGGATGAACGTCGGCACCTTGGAACCCGGCACCGTGAACGCGGCACCATAGTCCCGATTGAGCGCGGGGCCCTTGACCTGGATGCGTAGCGTGCTAGCACTCGCCATGCGAACCTGACACAGTGAGTACATCGCTCCGCTGTCCGCCATGCTCTTGTGCGGCTTGGGTAGTTTCGCGAGCCACTCCCCTAGCACCGTGGAGATTTGAAAATCACCCTCGGCCCACTTGCCCGCACCATTGCCGACCTGGACGCGCGCAAGGTGAGTGTCTGCCCGACGAATCTGCCCGGGCACGTACTGACCGCAGACGTGTGGCGCCGATGCGTCGCACACGCATGCGAGACTCTGTGTCAGTGTCATGACTTGTTCCCCTTGGGCACGATTGCCTCGCCTAGAACGCTAATGCACGGGCCCCCATGGCCAGCGGGCAGGTTGCACCTCGTATCCTTGTGACACCACGTGGCGGGTAGGCTACTCGCGGACAGTGGCGTGACGGTCCCGCTAGGCGCGGACGTGGAGTAGAAATCTGCCTCTGTCCGCTTGCCCTTGCCCGTGAGCCCTGCCTTGATAAGGTCCGCGCGACTGCGCGTGTCGCAGGGGCCCGTGTGACCTGCGTCTCGATTGCACCACTCACCATCGACCTTGTACGTGCAGAGTGACGGGCCCGTGGTGGAGCCCTTGAACACCTTGTATGAGCCCTTACACGCCGTCTCGCGTCCGGTGATGGCCTTGACGTATTCGACTTGTTCTGTGCTCTCGACTGCCTCAGGGCAGTAGACGCTCCGCACGTGGGCGATAGGGTCCGTGCCCTTGTCCGGGAACGCGCGTAGGAAGTGCCCGAGAATGGCCAGGGCCGTGCCCGTGCGTCCGTGTCCGCCCATGCATCCGGTGAAGATGGGAGCCCGCGTCGCGCGCAGTGCCGTGGCGATGCTCTGCCACTCTGCCACGTCCAGGTCTGGCGTCCCATGGTCTGGCCACGACACGCGCACGTACCGTGTCGTCATTCCCGGGATGGTGATGCCGATGCTGTAGACCGTGGGGGCAAATTGTCCCGCCAGGTCTAGGACCGTAGAACCTTTCGGTGGCGTGCATCCCTTGCCCATGCCTGCCCCTGCCCACACGGGCACGGGCCCCGCGAATACCAGCCGCGCCGTATTGTGTCCCGGGCACTTGGCGTTAGGCAGCATGACTGGACCAAGGGCCGGTGCCTGTGGCGATTTGTCCGGGCCGTGCGGCGTGGTACGTCTCGACTGTCGTCGGTTCCGCTTCTGACGCTTCCGATTCTTCCGGCTCATTCTTGGCGTGCCCTTTCTTGACCTTCAAGGTAAATGCCTCGGTGCCCCATTTCAGCGCAGGGATGCTCTTGCCCTCTGTCGTGGCGATACTGGCCGTGACCGTGAGACCGCTAACCTTGACCTGCGTCGCGGATGGCGGGATACCCGGTGCGAACCCGAGCGCCTTACCAGTGTCGGCCCATGCGCGATACTCTGCGCGCCACGCAGCGAACGCGGCTGGCTTGCCGATGTACTCTCGGCTATCGTCCGTTGGGCACCGCGCGTCCCACGCATCGTAGGCCGCGCATGCATCCGCGTCCGTGCGGTACTCGTACCGTGGCGCGAGTAGATCGAGGACCGGCACGACCATGGCCCAGAGGGCCGTTTCGACGTGTAGCGTGTGGCCGGTCCAGCCCAGGAGGGAACCATTCCGCTTGCGATCGAGCATCGCAAGGTACTCGCTGTCCGAGTGCTTCAGGTGCATTAGGTAGCCTTTGTTGAAGGCCACTCCGCCGTTGTGCGACAGGTCCACAACGTGGTCCGCGAACACTACCGGGAACTTCGCGAACTTGAAGAACAGCGCGGCCGATTCCGCGATCTTGCCCCACTTTTTCCCGCCGTAGGCACTGCTCCAATGAACCTTGGTGAAACCCTTGTGCATCATCGGGAGGATGGTGCGCGGATCAAACGCCAGTGCCTTGGTGTATGCCTCTGTCCGAGACTGTGGGCGCGTCATGCCCGTCCATGTGATGCTCGTGGTGTGGCGCATCTCGCCGACACACGCGACGGTCAGATAGTCGAACAGGTTCCGCGCGATAGTCCGCTCATAGTCCGCCTTGAACGTCTCGAAACCCTGTAGCGCCGTCCAACGGTCCGGCCACAGAAGTTTAGCTGCGTCCAGGAGCGGTGCGGCCGCCAGATTCTTGTAGACCTCGCAATGCGTGGCCGCGAACTTCCGCTCTGCCTCTGCTCGCACGGTCTCCCGTAGGGCCGTCGCGACCTCTTGTAGCACGTACAGACCCGTCACAGACGCCATGACCTCGCGCGCTTGCCCTTTGGCGAATACGCTCGCGTCCCCAGTGCCGTCCAGGAGTGCATCCCCGTCGAGGGCTTGCGCGTCGAATGCCTCGGTGGGCTCCTCGGGCACTGCGGGACCTGCGAACGCGGGCACTGTGGGGGCCGTGGTGGCCTTGGTTGGCGCGATGAACGACACGGCACCACCACACACGCACGTCTCGTTTTTCTTCTGGGAGAGGGCAACCTTGACCTTGGCGGCTACGGCATTCGGTAGCGCCTTGTAGCCGCTGTGGAACTTGTGTTTCTCCGCCCACACGGACGATGCGCCTGCCTGTAGCGCGGCGCACACGACCTTGGCCACGACGTGGCCACACGGCTTACTGTGGGCGACGCTGCCCTTGTGAACGTATCCCTCGACGCCGTTACTGGCGTAGCCTTTGTAACTGAGCCAGCCTTGGAACGTAGGCTTGCCGCCGACCGTGACCTCTGCCTCAGTCTCGTTGAACTTCAATTTCGGATGGACGCCAGGCAGTAGCGCCAGGAACGCGGGTTTCGTCAGCCCTACTACTTTCATCGGGTCCGCTCCTCTCTGGCGCATGTGGCGCCTACGGATATCCGTAGCACATACCGTACCGCGAGTGGGCCCTAGCAATATCACATAGTTACGGGAACCCGTAGGGCATTGCGCCGCGCCTATCAGTACGGTAACCCGGGCAATGTGCCCTTTGCACTGCTACGGCTATCCGTATGCTGACGGGCAATGTGCCTGGTCAGATGCTTACCAGTGCCTATGGTACGTATAGGCTAGTTCAATAGGTCATACCGTTCTGGCCGTACCGTCCTGCCGTATCCGCTGGGCTCGCGTGTGTCCCCATGGCAGAGTGGCACTCGGGCCCGTGCCAGTCTGCCGGGAGTGGGGCAGCGTACCGTGCAGTGTAGTGCAGAGCGTAGTGCAGTGCAGTGTAAGTGTATGATATTGCTAGCGTGAACGACTGATTGTCAATCTGCCGTGCTCGGGCCCTGGCGCCGTGACCGGATGGATGGGTCCCCTCCCGCCGCCTCCGGAGGGGGCCTGGCCGGGCATGACGCCGCGTACACACGGAGCTGGGGCCCCCTGGCAGGGAAAGGGGCCCCTGGCCTGTCTAGACAGGGACTTAGCCAGGGAAGGGGGAGGACCTAGGCTCAGGGCACTGAGTGCGATAGGGGGAGTGGGCACCGGGCCCATCAGGCCCGGGAGGGGCCCCCTTATACCCCTATACAGGGGTTATACTGTATCTGTTATAAGGAACGGGGACCCGTATCAGTCCTTGCCAGGGTCCCTCCCGCCGAGATAGACTGTAGGTACGGGTAGCCGTAGGGCCCAGGCGGCCGACCGCCACGCGGCGCCCGCACTCAAGCTCGATCAGTAGTGACACCCGGGGCAGGCCCGCAGGACCCCACTTTGATGAACCTGGCCGGTGGCAGCCCCGGGTCCCTCCTTCCAAGGAGCAGAGCCATGGCGAAGAACTGGATCAAGGGCGCCATCAAGCATCCCGGCGCGCTTCGCAGGAAGGCCCGAGCTGCGGGCGAGAGCACCGCTGCCTACGCCCAGGAGCACGCCTCAGACAAGGGCACGACCGGACGCCAGGCTCGCCTGGCCATCACCCTCGGACGGCTGCGTCGTGGGACGCCGCCAGGAAAGTTGGGTCCCTAGTGCGCGACCTCATCAAGAAGTACCCGAAGACCGCTGGCCTCATCGGGACCCTGGCGCTCGCTGCCGGGGCCTACTACGGCGTCCCGCCCTCTGTCACGCAGGGAGTTCTCTGCTTCGTCGCGGGCGGGTGCTGATGCCGGATGAAGCAGTACATCCTGAACGTCCTCATCGGCCTGGACCAGTGGGGCAACGCCATCCTCGGTGGCGATCCGCAGGAGACCATCTCCTCACGGGCCGGGCGCCAGGAGCAGGACAAGGCGTGGGCGCGCTATCTCTGCCGGTTCCTGAACTGGCTGGAGCCTGGCCACTGCCAGGGCGCAGTCAAGAACCTGCCCGGCCACCTAGAGAAGGACGACTCCGTACTGCCGTGAGGCAGCGGGGCTCGTGGCGTGTGGACGAGCAGGGAGAGCTGCACGAGCAGCCCCAGGCCGACTACGCCGCCGAGGCCGAGCGCCAGATGCTCCGAATGATCGAAGACCGGGACGAGCACGAGCGCCGCCCCGGGCAGTACGCCTGAGAGGACCCCATGCTTCGACTGCTGGCTGTCGCACTGCTCTGCCTACTGCCAACCGTAGCCAATGCCGCCTGTGACGAGGACAGTGCCATCGCCACGGGTGAGTACGCCGCGATCCTACGAGAGAGCCAGACCTCCCTTCAGAAGGAAGTGGCCGTGCTCCGGGTGCGCCTGATGCGCGCCGAGGAGCGGGCCCAGAAGGCCGAGCAGAAGGCGGCCGGACTCGCTGCTGACCTCGCCAAGCAGGCGCCGAAGCCTGCACCCCAGGAGCCCTGATAGATCATGAAGAAGTTCCTCGCCGTCCTCGCCCTGGCCGTCGCTGCGCTGACCGGCGCCGCTGAGGCCGCTGACAACATCACGATCAACGCGGGCACGGCGGGCTACGCCGCCCAGACGACGCTCCGCTCGCGCGACCGGGGCGGCGCGCACTCGCAGGTCATCGTGGTCGAGGACGGTGCGGTCGCAGACCGCTTCCTCAAGGTCAACGCGGACGGCTCCCAGGATGTCAACATCCTCGGCACCGTCACGGTTGGCACGCACGCAGTCACGCAGAGCGGAACCTGGAACTTTGGGCTCACACCCGCCGACGTGGTGGGCAGCACCGTGGCCCTGAACGCCCTGAACGCCTGCGCCCAGGTGGCGTTGGCCGGGCAGAACGGCGCGAGCTACGAGGTCGCGTCCGGCACGCTCGCCGGGACGGTCAAGCCGCAAATCTCCCTGAACAACGGCACGTCCTGGAGCGATACGTTCTTCGTTGACCCGGTGTCCGGCCGCACGGCGGCGACGCGGGTCTACACGAACCCGAACCCGGCCGAGCAGCTCCACATCGGTTGGTTCGGCTCCGCGACTCACGCCCGCGTCTGCGTGTCCCTGTTCACCTCGGGCACGGCGAACGGGACCCTGCGCGCCACCACGACCCGCCCGTTCATCACGGTGTACGAGAACGGCACATCGCTGGTCGGCTTCCGCTCAGCGGCCTCCACGAACGGGAACCGGCTCAAGGCGAGCCCGGGCACCCTGTACGGCTTCTGCGTCGTCAACACGAACGCCTCGCCCCGGTGGGTGACGTTCTACAACAACACGAACAACCCACCTGTGCCTGGCACGGACACCGTGTACGGGGCGCCGTGGTTGATCCCCGGCAACGCCTCGGGCGCGGGCATCTGTCCTCCGCTCCCAGCGGACGGCATCGACTTCTCGGTCGGCATCGGCGTCGGTATCCACACCGCCATCGGCGGGACGGGGAACACGGCCGTCGATGAGGTGACCTTCAACGCGATGATCCGATGAAGCGACTTCTCGGTCTGGCCATCCTGTTCGCACTGCTTCTGGGCACCGTCGAGGCGCCGCTGTCGCGCCCGATGCGCGGGCACCGGCCAGGTACGGGTATCCGTCCTGCGCCGCCCGTCTTCGCGCCCCCGGTCTCGTGTGACTACTTCGCTGCCCCGGCGCCTGATGGCGACCCCGCGCATAGCGGGCTGTCGCAGGGCTCACCGTTCCGGCCCGTTGACTTCTGGGCGCTCGGCCAGTCGCAAGTCCGAGGCAAGACGCTTTGCCTCATGGACGGGACCTATCAGGGCGCCAACTTCATGATTGCTCCTACGGCGGGCATGACGGGCACAAGCTCGGCGCGGATCACCGTTAAAGCCCTGAACGACGGTGGCGCACTGATTGACGGCCAATTCGCTCGTCCCGCGTTGAAGTTCTGTCAGAACTCTTTTTTCGTCATTCAGGGAGTGAACTTCAAGCACGGAGGGCCGCAGGTCGCCGTCTTCGGTGACTGCATCGACGATAACACCCCTCCAGGCTCCGACAGCAATATCGTTCGGCGGTCGATCTTCTGGGACAACACGGGCAACTCCAACTCCTCGTGTGTGGAGATCGCGCACGGGCAGCTCAATCTCTTTGAAGACATCGCGATCTTCGGTATGTGCCGCAGCAGCTGGCACGTCTTCAACGGCAACGTCGGCAACATCTGCCGCCGCTGCTTTGCACGCACCGAAGGCAATATGTACGACGACGGGCCGACACACGCCTTCCAGCCAGCCTACGGCAGCGTGGCGACCAACTCGCAGACGCTCATGGAAAACGTCATCGGGACGTGGTACGCGCTCTCGATGCCGACGACGTACACGGGCGGCTCCCCGCCGAACGTCGTCCGGAACAACGCCGAGATTTTTCAAGCCGTAGGTCCGTTGGGCTCAGAAGCCAACTGCGGTGAGAACCAGCAGATTCGGCTTCTGGGCAGCCTGTTCTATCTGCGAAGCAGCGACTCAATCTCCTCGCAATCCAACCCGAGCGTGCTGGTGAACCTTCGCCGCGAGAACAACGTCACGCTGCGAGATGTCTACGGCATCGTGCCGAGCGGTTTTGCTGGTGCTGGGGGTATCCCGGTGTTCCAGCTCGGAGATTGGCCCTGTAGCCCGACGCCTTCCGGTGGTGTGGCTACGCGGATCACATCTGTCACGCAGGGCGGTAACAGCATCAATACCTCGGCCTATGCGGTGACGCAGCACTCTACCGGGTCTACGGCGGGAAGTGTCGCCTCGCCTTGGTCTGATGCGGGCGGCGCCAACCTCTGCTGGCGCTACATCGACGGCGTGCGCCAGGACGGGACGGGTGGAACCACGGCGGCGCCGCTCTGGCCGTGGCCGATGAACCAGCGGATCATCGACGCGCTCGCGATCGCTGGCACGTATACCGGCCCCTGCACGAGCTGCTCCGGAGGGCGCTCGACGCGCTCGGGCACTGCAAACGTGACGGCCGATGTCGAAACCCTCCTCGGCACCATCCCAGCGGGGTGCAAGTCATGAAGCACGTACTCCTTGCGCTGCTCCTCGTCCTGGCGCTTGCGCCGGTCGTAGACGCGGCTCCTGCTGGTGCGCTGGTCTCGGGCTCCGCCGCCGCCAGCTCCACCGACACCGGGCTTGGCGGAACCTACGTCACGTCCTCCGTCACGCTGACGGCGAACCGGCTTGAGCTGCTGAGCATCGGCCTGTCGGCCTGCTGCACCGGGGACCCGGCTGTCACGAGCACGGGCGCGACGTGGGTGCTGCACTGTCAGGTGGGTCGGCGCCTGTTCGTCTATCGCACGATGGTCAGCAGCAACCAGACTGGCGCCGTGACGATCACGATGCCGGGCGGCGAGGGCGCGACGAACGGTGGCTGGTCGATCGTTGAGTGGACCGGTGTCGATACCGGTGGCACCAACGGCAGCGCGGCGGCGGGGCAGTGTGACCCCGCCGAGCAGGTTGCCAGCTCGCTGACCGTGAATATGTCCGGCTTCTCCAGTGCGAGCAACCGGCCCTACGTGACGTGGAAGGCCTCAGCCTCCGGGACGCAGACGGTCGAGAGCGGCTGGACCTCGCTGGCGGACACCAACGACGGCACGGACGGGCAGCACTACTCGACGTGGTGGCGCGACGACACGACCGATACGACTCCGTTCTATTCGTTCTCGTCGTCCCAGCAGATTCGTGGGTTGGCCATCGACGTGAAGGCCCCAGTCACAGTGGGGAGCTGTAGCCCAGGCTTCCACGTCTGCGGCGGTGGGTTGATTCAGTAATGCCTGCGGCGACGCTGCCGGTCGTGGCTGGCACGGTCGAGCCTATCGTCATCACGGCGCCGGACGGCATCACGGTTGAGGTTGTACGGCGCAAGACTGATCGCAGCACGACGCCACCCACGCTCACCGTGAACCACTCGCAACGCATCATGCTGAACGGGAAGCTGGTGGACTAGATGCCGGTTGTCGTCTTTCCGGTCATCACGTCCACGTCGAGTCCGCCAGGCCCGCCAGAGCTACAAGGCCCGCCAACGCTGCCCGTGATCGCGAGCCCGTACATCGTGGAGATCATTCAGATGAAGGTTGACATCAGGGGAGTGGCAGCCACATGAGGGCGGGGACGAAGCTCTACATCCAGGTCCAGGTCTACGACTTCCTTCAGAAGCCGCCGCAGCTATTCAACCCGACGCAGGGCGTCAAGCTGACCCTGTTCAAGCCGGACGGTACGGTGGCCCTCAACGCCGTGACCATGACGAACCTCGCCACGGGGACCTTTGCCTACCAGCACCAGACCCAGGCGAGCGACGCCAAGGGGTTCTGGGCAACAGAGTTCGTGGCGTCCGATGCCGGAGGCGTGGGCCGCACCAAGAGTGGCGGCTTCACGCTGACTTGATGCCCTCCTACCTGACGTGCCCCAAGTGCGGGAAGGTCCTGTACCACTCGGTCCTGAAGCCTTCCCCGAAGCAGAAGCCGAAGCCCCCGAAGGGAGGCAAATACTGATGCCCAAAGTCATCAACGTCCCCAGCGTCACCAGCACCGGGGCGACCGACGTGTTCCACAACTCGCACCGCCGCGCAGGCCACCGCATGACGCGCGTGGGCGCCGTGGCCATCCCCCAGCAGCACGGTGGCGGCACCTTCGATGTCTGGTACTGCCAGGACGACAACGCCCTGTTCATCGACAAGGACTAGGGCGGTGGCCCAGGACCCGGAAGTCCAAGCCTACGACGAGTGGCTGGAGGCCCAGCAGGACGAGGCCCGGCGCTGCCTGAACGAGATCAGCTCGGGCGGGAAGGCGATCCTGGAGAACGGCCAGGCTATCGCGGCAGGCCAACCAGGCTTCAGCGACATGCTGCGGCACTGGCACTGGATCATCGGCCTCAAGCCGCCCAAGAAGACCAGCGTCCCGCTGCCCGAGGACTTCACCCTGAAGCAGACCGCGAAGGAGAAGCCCAGTGGCCAAGGGTAAGAAGCTGCACGGCGGCGACCTCGTGCTCGTTCGCTGGCTCGATGCCGCTGGCCACCGGGACCGAGAGGAAGCCGATCCGGTGCCGTGCCTCTCCGTGGGCTGGGTGGTGGAGGTCGGGGAGAAAGACGGCAAGCAGTACGTGAAGCTCGCCAGTGAGCTGCTGACGGACGATGACGGCGGGGACGGGTACGGCACGATGGAGCACACGTCGATCCCGGCCGGGATGATTCAGGAGATCATTCCGCTACGGCGGAGGTTGCCGAAGCCCTTTCATAACTGGGCTACTGACTGGGCCACGACGTGAAGGTCCTGGACCTGTTCCCGATCTGCCAGGCGGACGGCTGCCCCAAGCGGGGCACTCACAAGCATCCGCTGCTGCACCAGACGGAGATCATCGAGGCCCCCGAGAAGTTCGTGGCCTCGGTGGGCGGGTACGGCTCGGCCAAGACGCTGCCCACAGTGGCGCTCGCGGTCCTGCTGTCCCTGTCGATCAAGGGCAACCGGGGCTTCGTCGGACGGCGCAGCTACTCCCTGATGCACGACTCGCCGCTGCCCGTGTACCTCCAGTGCTTGGAGCGGGCTGGGGTCGAGTGGAAGGGCCGAGAGAACCGGGACGGCTACCCGCACCGGATCATCCTGCCGAATGACTCGGAGATTCTGTTCCGGGAGACCAAGGACATCGGGCGCTGGCTGGGCCCGGAGTACGGCTGGTTCCACCTGGAGGAGGCCCAGCAGGAGCCCGAGGATACGTTCACTGGCCTCATGGGGCGCCTGCGGCTTCCCCACGCTGGGAAGTACCTGAAGGGCCTGCTGACCACGAACCCGCCGAACCGGCAGCACTGGATCGTGAAGTGGTTCGGGGAGGAGCCGGGCGTCCGCACGACCTCGGTGGAGCTGTTCGGGAAGAAGGTCGAGACCTCCTTCCGGCTCATCAAGAGCAGCACGAAGGCGAACCCGCACCTGCCCCCGGGCTACCTGGCGGACCTCATGGGCCTGCCAGAGGCGGACGTGAAGCGGGTCGTGGATGGGGACTTCGGGTTCACCCCGGAGGGCCCGCCCGTGTACGAGCCCTTCCGCCGCGAGAAGCATGTGGGGGCCCCGGGGCTGCACCCGTCGCCCCTGATCCGGGGCTGGGACTTCGGCTACCGGCACCCGGCCGTGACCTGGCACCAGTGCTGGCGCTGCAAGGTCGGCCTGCTGCACTGGATGATCCACCACGAAATGGACGCCAAGCAGACAGAGGCCGAGGCCCTCGGGGACCTGGTGCTGGCTGAGACGAAGCTCCGGTTCCCCGGTGTGAGCGCCAGCATGGTCATCGACTGCGGGGACGCGGCAGGGGCCGCCGTGAGCGACAAGGGCCCCGGGGCCATCATCCGGCTCTCCCGGCCCCCGTGGAACCTGAAGTTTCGGTTCCGGAAGATCACGAACCTGGACCCGGGCCTGGAGCAGATTCGGAAGCTCCTGCGGCTGCCCACCTGCAAGTGCGGGCTCCCGGTGGTGGGTGTCAACCGCGAGTGCCGGAACGTGATCGAGGGCTTCGCGGGCGGCTACCACCTGCCCAAGAACCGGCCGCAGGACAAGCCGGTCAAGGACGGGTTCTACGACGACTACATGGATTCGGTCAGGTACGTGTTCCTCAACTACATCTCGATGGAGCTGCTCGATCCCGGGCTACTAGACGAGCTGGCCCGCCAGAACTCCCCCCGCCGCGACGGTGCGCCGTCCCCCGGGTGGGCCTGGATGGGCGGCCACGCCACCCCAGAGCAGATCGACGCTGAGATCGCCCGCGTGAAAGGGAGCATCCGCTGATGGCCACGGCCGAAGGACAGGACAAGCAGGAGACGGGTTCCTCACCCGCCTTGAGGGAGCAGCTCGCAGAGCGCCTGGGGGACCTCTGCACCCAGGTTCGGAACCGGCGCAAGGACCGGGAGCTGTCCTGGCTGAACAACCACGCCGCGTGGATGGCCAAGGAGCAGGGCCGGGCCCAGTACAAGTCCGACGACTTCAAGCACTACATCCCTGTGGCGCGCAGGGCCATCGAGCGCAACGTCATCCGGGGCACCCAGATGCTCATGCCGTCGCCCGACTTCTTCGAGGTGTACCCCGGGGACGACTTCGACCTGGCGGCCGGACGGCAGGCCCAGGCCGTGCGGGTCTTCATGGCCTACCTGCACACCGACGCCGACCGCATCCCGGCCCGCAGGAACATCACCCAGCTCTTTCGGTGCCTTCAGCTCTACGACCGGGCCATCGTGAAGAACACCGTCCAGGTCATCGACGTGCCCGTGAGCTTCGCCGGGCGGATCGGCCGCATCCAGGAGGTCTGGCCCGTCCAGCGGGTCGTGGACCCCTTCCAGTTCTACGTATGGCCGGAGACCGTCACCTCGGTCACCGACGCCCAGATTCAGTTCGAGGACGTAATGATGCCCTGGGGTGAGTACGAGGAGCACGTTACCAAAGGGCACTGCGACCCCATCGACCGTTCGGAGCTAGGGAAGCCCGAGTGGCCGCACCACTGGAAGACCCGCCTGGCCCACCAGGGCCTCACGGAGCCTGACGCAGTGAGTCAGGGCATTCAGCCCGATTTCGCTGGCCAGGGCGAGCAGAAGGCGTCCATGCCGCCACAGGGCTTCGTGGCCCTCACGGAGATTTGGTTCCCCATGAACGGGGCCCAGTGCAAGGCGTGGCTGGTCTGGAACGTCCCCAAGGCGCCCAGGATCACCCGCCTCCAGCGAGCCCGCTACCCGATCCCGCCCTACCGCATGGCTCTCGGACGGCCGATCCCGGGGGAGCACCACACCACGGGCATCATGGACGACCTGGAGCCCCTCCAGGTCCTCTACAACGACCAGGTGAACCAGGGGGAGGAGTCTCGGGTCATCGCTTCCGTGCCCCCGGTCGTGGTGGACGTGAACCAGGTGGCCCGTGCTGACTCCCTCGTCTTCGGGCCCCGGAAGAAGTGGCAGATGCAGTCCGTGGAGGGCGCCAAGGTCCTGAACGTCCCGGACGTGAGCCTCTCGGCCGTGCGGGCCAAGCAGGAGACCCTGGCGCTCATCAACAGCCTCGGCGGTGGCGGTGGCTACTCCGAGGGTCAGCCCACGCGCGGCATGCCCCGAGCGGGCTTCGCCGTCACGGGCCTCATCTCCCTGGCCATGGGCGACATCAAGGACCTGGCCGAGATCATCGAGCAGGAGATCATGACGCCCTCTCTGGGGGACCACTACCGGAACACCCTCATGTTCGTCCCCCGAATGCAGATCATGCGGGTGCCCGGCACGGCCGACTACCCGCCCGCCACCATGACCGTGGAGGACCTGGCGGGCTCCTGGCGCTTCCGGTGGACCGGGACCCTCCAGTCCCAGGACCAGCAGATGCGCGCCCAGAAGCTCGTGGGGGCTCTGACGCTCCTGGTCAAGGCGGAGCCGGGCCTGAACGCCCAGGGCTTCGAGCTGAACTGGCCGGACCTCATCAAGCGGGCCTGGCGGGACGGCCTGGGCGAGCGGGGCCTGGAGAACATCGTGCGCCCCATGTCCCCCGACCGGCTGGCTCTGATGCGGGCCCAGGCCCTCAACGAGGCTGGCGGGCCGCCCCCGGGCCCTGGAGGGCCTAGCGTCCCTGGGAGCCCAGGTGATGCCGCTGCGATCATCGGGCGGGCCCTCGCGGCCAGCCCCACGGAGGGATAGATGGACGTTCCGAAGGGCTTCTCCTGGGAGGACCTCAAGACGGAGTTCGAGACGCGCCTGGGACAGGTAGACCGGCAGCTCCGGCGCGCAGAGGGCGAGAAGGCCGCCGAACTACGCGGAAAGGCTCAACTCCTGGAGGAGCTGCTGAACCTCCCCCAGAAGTTCGCGGTCCTGGCTCAAGAGTAGTTTGGTACGGTACGGAAACCCGTAGTATGATGGACCTATAGGCAGTACCGATTCCCACCACGGAGGACCTCATGCCGGAAGGCGAAGGCGCACAGGGCGCACAGGGCGGCGGAGAGGCTCAGGGCGGCGGCAGCGCAGCTCCAGCGGCCCCCGCGTTCGACCCGGCCGCGCTCCAGCAGACGATCCAGGACAGCATCAAGGCGGGCTTCGAGGGCATGCGCCCGGCGCAGCAGCAGCAGGAGCCCCGCTACGAGGAGCCCCGCTTCGGTGGCCAGCACGGCCAGGAGCAGGACCCGGTGACGAAGCTCGTCGCCCCCATCGTGGCCCCGGCCCTCCAGCACGTCAGCCTCCAGGCGCAGGCTGCCATGGACGCCGCGACGTTCTACGCCACGAACCCGGACATGGTGAAGTTCAAGGACAAGATCGAGGAGAAGTTCTCGGAGACCATGCGCTCCGGCCGCCCGGTCCCCCGCGAGGACATCAAGAACTGGATGCGCGGCGGGCCGATGTGGAAGGAAATGGTCGAGGACGAGATCAAGCGCCGCTCTGACGCTGTGCAGAACGCGAACGACGCGAGCACGGCCGGTGGTGGCGGACGCCCGCAGACGACCCGCGTGCTCAACGCCCGCGACCTCAGCGACGACGACCTGCAAAAGGGCCTGTCGAACATCTCTTTCTAGGAGCTGATCCCGTGGAGTGGTTCAAGAAGATTCTGCGCGCACTCGGGCTCCTGGCGGACATCGCGGCGGAAACGGCGCCGATTGTGACCGGCAAGGACGCTCCCGAAGACCTCGAGCGAGCCCAGGCCGCTGGCAAAGCGTCTGGCCGTCTCGGTGAGGTCATCGACATCTTCGATCCCAAGAAGCCTCAGTAGCTTTCAGCGGACCCGAGTAAGCCCCGGCCTCTCTATCTGAAGCCGGGCTTCGGGACCGATCAAACCCAGGCATCGCCGCCCGCTGTGAGGGCGCCCAGCGGGAGCGGTGCCGCTAAGACCCCGCGAGCGGTGAGTGCGACGAGCTGCGCGCACGAGCCGGATGAGCGCGGGGGTCCCTAGCGAACGCAGCTCGATCCTACGCCCTGCAAAGGCGGGTGTGACTAGAAAACAATGGCAGATGCAGTAACAAACTTTTCGGCGTTGTCGAATGACGCGCCGAACGTCTACATCGAGCGCCAGACGTTCCGGATCGCGGAGCGCCAGATGGTTCTCGGTTCGTTCGCCACGCGCTACTCGCTCCCGCAGCGGATGGGTAAGTCCCTCCGTGTCGTGCGGCACAAGCGGATGGCCGCGCCGAACGCGCCGCTGACCGAAGGCGTGCCGCCTGATGCGGTCGCCCTGGCTATCGAGAACGTGGACGTGACTGTCGAGCAGTGGGGCATCGTGGCCCTTCTCACGGACGTTGCGCTTATCACCACGACTCACCCAGCCCTCCAGGTCGCTATCGACCGAACGGGCCTGGCGATGACGGAGTGCCTGGAGCGGGAAATCGCTCAGGTTCTCCTCGGTGGCACCTCGGTCTACTTCCCGGGTGCGATCACTGCGCGGGGCAACCTCGCAGCGACGGATAAGCTGACCTCAGCGGTCGTGCTCAAGGCTACGGTCTCTCTGCGCGCCAAGGGTGCTGCTCAGTACCAGAGCGGTCTGTACGGAGGCGTGATGGCTCCTCAGCAAGAGGGTGACATCGTGGGCTCCGACACGCTGTTCCAGGGTGCGGCGCAGTTCTCCGAGGTTCGCAAGCTGGAGTACGCCGAGATCGGTAAGTGGATGGACGTGTCTTGGAAGCGGGGGAACTACCTCCCCGTGTTCAAGGGCGTTCCCGCCCCGGATACCAGCGCGACTACGGCGGAGAAGGCTCAGGTCTCGGCGGTCGCGGGTGCGCGGAAGGTGACGGTTGTGGCGAAGGACGCCAACTCGTTCTACGAGCGGAAGATTTCTGTTCAGAGCGCGGTGGTGGCGAACACGGCCACGATCACGATGCCTTCGAGCACCAACTACGTCTACGACGTGTACACGGACAACAACGGCTCCGGTGCCTTCAAGCGTGTCATCAAGAACGCTGCGGCGGGCTTCGTGAGTGCCGCGTTGGACGGCCTGTACACGGCCAGCACGGAGACTCTCAACCCGCCCGCGAACCCCGCGAGCGGCGTGGAGGTCTACGTGGCATGGGTCTTCGGGAAGGATGCGTTCGGACGGGTGGAACTCAACGGCATGAGCCTGGAGTCGTACATCACCCCGGCCGGTAGCTCGTGGGCCAACCCACTGGCACAGGGCAGGAAGGTGGGCTCCAAGCTGATGTGGAAGTGCTTCCTCCTCGACAACGCCTACTTCGCGCGGATCGAGACGGGTTCGAGCTTCGCCTCGGAGCTTCCGGCCTAACCCGGCCACCTACTTTCAAGCGGCTGCCTAACCCTCTCATCGGAGACCGGCAAGCCCAGAAAGGGTTCTTCCACCAGTGCAGGACGCACAGATGCCACTGTTCGAGGGCTCAGCGATTCACTCGCCGGAGCCGCCCAAGCCCGCCAAGAAGCGCAAGCCGAAGCCCACCGTCCACGCGACGAGCTGGACCGGCAAGCCGCAACCTGCCCCGAAGAAGAAGCCCAAGCCCTCGCAGAAGGGCAAGCCCAAGAAGGTCAAGGCCGCCTCGCTCGCCGCGCTCGACGCGAACCGTCCTGTGGACGTGATCCTGTCGCAGCCGTGCTACATCAACGGCCGTATGTACGGCCCGGGCCGAGTACGGGTCCCCGGACCCATGGCGCGGACCCTCATGGACCTCGACCGCTACGCCACGGAGGCTGAGCGGAACTTCGATCCTGGCCACAAGCGAGCCTTCATCATCGGGGCGCGCGGTGCTCGCCGGGAAATTCCGTATGACTCGTTCGACTACCACTACGGCAATGCGGCGCCCGTGCCGCTCAGCCACTTCTAGGAGGGATGATGCAACCGATCACGCTGCGGATTCAGAAGGACTGTGCGCTCGGTGAGACGCTCCAGGCCGAGGCGCATGTGGACCCCAAGGACATGACGAAGGCCGAGCAGATTTTCAACCAGCTCGCCGCCCTTCTAGATCGCCGCCTCGTGGACCTGAACTACCGGGTCCGAGACGCCATGGAGCTGGAGCGGAAGTACGGTCCTGAGATCGCCATGAAGGTCCGGAACGTGATCGACGTGCTCCTCGGCGCCAAGACCATGGCCGAGTTCGAGCGCGCCGCCGCGCAGAAGGACCTCGCGCCCGTGACGCCGGAGCAGGAGGAGCGGCGCCAGAAGCTGGAGCTGCTCGACGGCGGAGTGCAGTCGTGAAGGTGGTCCGGGTAGACCCCTATCACCCTGTGGCGGGGCTGCTGATGCCCCAGATCACGCAGCGCATGATCGAGTACAGCAAGCAGCTCTCCCCGGAGCTGAACGCGGTGATCGTGACCAAGGAGCTGCTCCTGCCCGTGTGGGCGGCGGCCCAGGGCTCGCTGCTCCTGGCCTTCGTGGACGAGAAGGGCGCGGTGGCAGGGCACTGCCTGGCGAACATCACCTCCATCGAGGACGGGACCCGCGTGGCCTTCATCCACCAGCTCAAGGCGGATGGGAACGTCGGGGACGCCCTGCGGCTGGCCCTGGAGACCGTGGAGGCATTCGGCCGCCAGCACCAGGTCGCAGCCATCGTCATGACCACCTCCCGCAGCGAGAAGGCGTGGGAGAAGGCGGCAGGCTTCCGGGAGTACCGACGCATCCTGGTGCGGGAACTCCCAGCCCTGGACGGCGCCACGGCGTGATCCGGCTCCTCAAGGTCGATCCCCTGAGCAAGGAGACCGGCCTGCTGATGCCCTTCGCGGTGCAGCGCATCTTGAAGATGGCCCGGGAGACGCCGACCGAGTACAACGGCGAGGCCCTGGCCCAGCAGTGGGTGCGACGGCTCATCGCGCAGGACCCCGGGATTCTCCTCCTGGCCTTCGTAGAGGGCTCGGGCCGCCTCGTGGGCCACTGCTTGTGCTGCCTGGATGGTGCCCACGGCCGCCAGTGGGTTCTAGTCCTCCAGGCGAAGACGGATGTGGTGGTGGGCAAGCGGCTCCGCCAGGCGTGTATCGACTTCATGGATTCGTGGGGCCGGTCCTACGGCGCCACACAGATGCTCATGGGCACCAGCCGCGATGCTGCGGTCTGGGAACGGTTGTACGGATTCAAGACGACTCGCGTGGTCATGGAACGGACGCTCGGCGCTCCGCTCCGCCGCGCACGAGAGGACTGAGGCAGAGTGTCGGGGCTCATTACAGGTGGCGGTTCCAGCTCCTCGGGTAGGCAGGATAGCAGCAGCTCCTACGACCCGTATTCGCTCGAAGTCAACAAGATGCGCGCGGGGCAGCTCCAGGGGCTCATCGGGAGCACCGGAGGCGCACCTGCGCTCTCGGCCCGGGGCGCGCAGCTCGCGCTGCCGAACACCGCCGAGCAGGGCTACCTCTCGACCCTCCAGGGCCGGGTCAATGAGCCCCTGGTGAACCCCTACGAGGCGGCCGGACTGGAGACCCTTCGGGGCCTCTCCAACCCGGAGCCCCAGATCGCCGCCAGCCGGGACTACCTGGAGCGGATCGCGGGGCCGAGCATCATGAACAGCCTCATCAGTTCCGGTATGGGCCGCTCAGGCGCCCAGGCAGAAGCCTTCGGGAACGCCGGAGCCCAGCTCGCCCTGCCGATCCTCCAGCAGGCGCAGCAGGCGGGGACCCTGTACGGGCAGACGCAGCTCGGCCTCGGGGGCCTGACCGAGCAGCGCACTTTGGACCGCCTCATGGCCGCTCTGGACGCCGCAGGCGCCGGGCGCCGCGCGCAGTACGAGGGCGAGGTCCAGAACCCCCTAAACATCCTCATGCAGCTCCTCACGGGCCTCCCGACGCTGGCAGCGACCTCTCAGAGCACCGGGCGGCAGAGCGGCTCGTCCTGGAACTTCGGCCTGTGCTGGATCGCGGATGCGATCTATGGGGTGGACAGCCCCGAGGCGAGCCTGGCCCGGTACTGGATCAGCTTCGGCTGGCAGGGGCCGGTGGCGACTATCGCGCGCTGTGGATACGCAATGGTTGGCCGCCCTGTGGCGGCCCTGGCCAAGCGGTCCTCGTGCGTGCGGCGATGGCTACGCCCGGTCTTCGACATTGCTGTGCGTAGGGCCCAGACGGCCCTGGCGGTGGCGTGATGGCCTGGCTTCTCGGGACGGGTGCGGGGGCGGCAGCAGGCGGCGCGGCAGCGGCGGAAGGCGCAGCAGCCAGCTCGGCGGCAGCCTCCGGGGCGGCCGGAGCAGGCGCGGCTGGGGCCGCAGGTGCCGGAGCCGCTGCCGGTGGCGCGGCAGCCAGCTCGGGGGTCCTCGCAGCTCTCCAGAGCCTCTATGGCAGCGGCGGGGCGGGGATGACCGGCGCGGCAGCCGAAGCCCTCGGCGCCAGCCCTGCGACAGCCCAGGTCGCTGAGTCCGTGGCGCCCATGAGCCTCCGGGGCAAGAACCCTGGGGCTCCGGGCATCGCGCCCCTCCCGGCAGGAGCGCCTGCCGTGGCGGCCCCCGCGCCCCTCATGAGCAGTGGGGTCCCAGGCGGGATGCGCCCCTCGATCCAGCCCTCGCCCGCTACGAGCCTCCTGGTGGGCTCCTGGCTCCGGAATAGGGGCTACTGATGGCTGAGCCAGTCCTGTTCGACCAGGAGACCATGGCGCGGCTGAAGGCCGCGTATGAGCAGTACCTCGCCCAGCAGCAGGGGCAGGCCGCCCCGACGCAGATGGTGCCTGGGACAATCCCTGGCGGCATGCCTGTCGCCCAGGCGCCCCCGCAGCCCGTCGTCCAGGCCCCGGCCCAGGCACCTCTCCCGGAGAAGGCCCCGCAGGTCGAGGGCGCCCCGTGGTGGCTCAAGGGCGCCGGGATCATCGGAGCCCTCGGCGGGCACCCCCAGGGCTACCTCGCCGTCCAGCAGGACGAGCGCCTGCGGCAGGGTGCGGCAGACGCCCAGTTCCTCCTGCGGCGCGCGGAGCAGATGCGCGGCCAGGACCCGGAGGGCGCAGCGCGCCTCATCCGCGAGGGCGCCATCGTCAACCCCAACCGGGAGGCAGCCTCGGAGCTACTCAAGGCGGCGGAGCCCTACACCCAAGCGGGGGCCCTGCGCCAGCTCAACACGGCCATGGAGCCCGTGCGGGCGGCCATGGAGAAGAACGACCTGGCGGGGGCCGCGAAGGCCATCGACGCCCACCTGGCCGCCAACCCCAACCTCCAACCGGAGGTCATGAAGGCGCTGCTCACCACGCGCCTCCAGCTCGGGGAGCGCGCTACGAAGCGGGCAGGCGTCAACGCCGCCCTCACGTCGCTGAACGGGGAGACGGACCCCCTGAAGATCGTCCTGACGCTGAACGACTACCTCGACCCCGAGGTGTCCAAGGCGCTCATCCCGGCCATCAGCAACAAGTTCGGCTTCCATGTGAACAGCGACCTCGGCATGGTCCTCGTCACGAACCCGGCCAGCGGTGCGGTCTCGGCCATCCCGATCCCTGGCGCCACCGGCATCCCGAAGCCCACGGCAGAGCAGGAGGCCCGGGCGGCGCAGATCACCCAGGGCCAGTACGACTTCCGGGGCCTCCTCACGGCCGCCCGGACCCCAGGCCCGGCGCAGGCGCAGGCCCTCCAGTGGGTCGGCCTCGTGACCCGGCCGAACACCGGCCAGATCGGGGACCTGGACGCAGCGGTCAGCGAGGTGTCCGGAGGGAAGTTCAAGACGGCGGAGGAAGCGGCAGCCGCAGGCCCGCTCGGGGCTCCGGTGCTCGGGGCCGCCCGCAAGCTCATCCAGCAGGGCAAGGTCGATGTGTCGGCCGCGCAGGGCGACCTCGCCGAGCAGCGCCGTCTGGCTCGCGAGGATGCCACCCCCATCGGCCTCCATCCCGGCTTCCAGAACAAGATCGTCCTGGACCGGAAGGCCGTCACGGAAGTGGACAAGATGGCCCTCACGACGGGCGCGATCAAGGCCACCCCGGGCCGCTACAAGACCCTGGACACGCAAGAAGACGTGAAGATGTGGAACAACATGACCCAGATCGAGAACGTGGCGATGATCTACAAGGAGATCATCCCCGACCTGGCGAACGCCCCTGGCGGGAACGTCCTACAGTACCTCCAGACGAAGTTCGGGAACGCCATCGGCGTGCCCACGCCTGGTGGCGTCCTCGACGCCCTCATGCCGATGAAGCTCGCCATGGGTCGCATCTTCCAGGGCGCAGGCGCGCAGCTCTCCGACCGGGACGTGCAGTCAGTGGAGGGCCTCATCCTCACGCCGACCGACAGCCAGGCCACGGCCCAGCTCAAGGTGGCGGTCATGGAGACGTTCACCCGGGCGATCCGGGCGGGCATTGCAGGCAACAAGGAAGAAGCAGCGAAGGCCGCGAAGGAGTTCCACCAGAAGTACGACACGATCCTCAAGACGTACAGCAAAGGTGCCTCGCCCGACGCCAAGAAGGCCGCGAGCATCGACTTCCTCAACACGCAGATTCCGAAGGGACGATAGACAGTGCCCGACCCGCAGCGCCCGCCCCGCTCCTACGCAGGCTACGAGCCCGACCCGAGGACTGCCCAGGCCGTCACGCAGGCCGTGGACGCCGGAGGCCGGATCAGCGAGGAGGACCGTCCCTACATCGACCAGCTCAAGAATCTGTGGTCGAACACCAAGATGTCAGACGGCCAGGCGACGCTGTTCCTGGCGGGCCTGCGCGGAGGGAAGTACAAGAGCGCGGACGAGATCGCGCAGCAGGAGCCGAAGGCGGAGCCCTCTGCGCTCAAGAAGTACCTCCTGGGGCCTCTCACCCAGGTCGGGGAGACGATGCTCGACCGGGGTCTCGGCGTAAACCTCATCGACCGGCGCACACCGGAGCAGAAGGCTGCCGGGGACTCGCGGACGCCTGCGCGGGCCTTGGCGGAGACGCTCCTGCCACAGACCGGCGCGGACTTGGCCGTGGACCTCAGCACCCTCGGCCTCGGCGGACGCCTGCGTCCTCTCACGCGCATGCTCCTGACGGGCGGCGCGGGGGCCGTCGGCGGCGGCGCGGAGGCGGCGCTGGAAGGCGGCAGCATCCCGATGGGCGCAGCTCAGGGCGCGGGGCAGGGTGTTGCAGTGCAAGGCGCAGGCGAGGCCATCGCCAAGGTCGGGGAGGTCGGTCAGCGCATCTTCCGGCGCCCGCCGCAGGACGTACCCACCGGCACCAACGTCGTCAAGGACATCACCGGCACGCAGCTCCCCCTGAACACCGCCGACGACCTCATCAAGTTCGCGGCCGGACGGGGCGACGCGGAGGCTCATCAAGCCTTTCAGAACCACCTTGGGCTCCTAAAGCAGGCATGGATGGCGGAGCCGAATCACCGGGGTCTCGTCTTCCCAGCGGACGTACCCTCGCTCTGGAAAGCTTATGGGCTCGCCCCGGGCACACAGCTCCGCGTGGGTGAAGCTCTCGACCTGTTCTCCAGCCTCGGCCCCCAGGCGTTCAAGGACGGAGCCCTCAAGGGGGCCCGTGACTCTGGGCAGATCGCCCAGCTTCGCGAGGCGGCCAAGAAGGAACTCACCCAGATGTTCGACCAGGCCAACATGGGGGATGTCTTCAGCGGGGCCCTGGAGAACTACAGCCGTTTCAAGGCCGTGGAGCGCGTACTCCAGACGGCTGACCCGGCGAAGTTCACGCGCCCGGACGGAAGCATCGACATGCTCCGTATGCGCGCCGCCACCATCGACCAACTCAAGGACCTCGACAAGCGGCTCAAGCCCGAGGAAGTGGATGCTGTCCTGGATTGGATCACCCGAGAGGGTCCACTCGCCAAGCAGGACGTGCCCTCCTCGAAGTGGCTGAACATGGGTATGGTCCCAATCCCGCGCCAGCTCCCCAGCTACGTGGGGCGGCCCTTCCAGACCAGTCCCTCACCCTTCACGGCGCCCCTGGTGCCACTGTTCGGGGAGGCGTCGCGGCAGGTCTACCCCCGCGAGCGCGAGCCCCTTCGGAACAACCCGAGGGTCAAGGAATGAGCCGCCTGGACGCCCTGGAGGAGCGCCTCGCGCGTGTCGAGGCCAAGGTGGACAAGCTCCTGGACTTCCGGACCTGGGTCCTGGGGGCCGTGGCCGGTATCTCTGCCGTGGTGTCCGTCATCATGGGCTGGCTCGGAGGCGGTGGTGCCCGGTGATTACCGTCAAGGGAGAGAACCTTCTCGGGGCCTGGCGCTCCCCGCTCCGTGGCGTCCTGCGCGGGCTGCCGCCCTACGCGCTGCCTGAAGACGCCCTCTACGACGGCTTCAACGTGGCGCTGCGGGAGGGGGCCCTGGTGCCCCGGCCTGGCATCACCCAGTTCAACCCGCAGAGCCTCGGGCGGCGCGTGACCGGCGCTATCGCCATCGCAGCCCTGGGCTCCGCTGCCTTCGACCCGGCCTCGTTCGAGAACACCGCCTTCGTGGTGACGACTGGCGCGGGCTCGATGCTCGTAGCGGCCACAGCCCGCAAGGTGTGGGCCTTCTATGGCGGTTCTTGGCATGACATTACGGGCTCCGCCTTGACGGCTGGGGACCACGACTTTGCCCGTATGACCGGCATCCAGATCGGCTCCAACATCTTCGTGGTCATCAGCAACGGGGTGGACGTGCCCCGGAGCTGGGACTCGGTGGCGGCCACGACCAGCACCATCAGCGGCAGCCCGCCGAAGTGGACGGACGTGACCACCGCCAGCGACCGGATCATTGGCATCGTCCCGCCGTACACCGTGCAGTGGGGGAACGCCCTGGACCTCTCCACTTGGCCCTCGCTGAACTTTCGCACCCTGGCGGACACCCTGGACAAGGTGGTCGCTGTCCGCAATCTGGGCACCCTCGGAGTGGTAGTCTATAAGGAGAGGTCCATCTGGATCGGCCAGCCTGGCGGCCAGACGAACGCGACCTACTTCGCCTTCACCATCAGGGGCTTCTGGGACGGTCCCGCCAGCCCCGCCGCCGTCGTGGACGTGGACGGCGCGCACTACTACATGACCGACATCGGCCGGGTGGGCTACTTCGACGGGGCCCGCCAGGACTGGGTGGCGGACGGCGTGTGGCCCCAGGTCAAGAAGGACCTGGACCAGCTCTACGCCAAGCACATCCACGGGGTCTTCGACCCCCAGGCCCGGGAAGTCAACTTCTACTACCCGCGCCTCGGGGATGCCGGGCTCTGCAAGGGCCTGGTGAGCATCAAGGTCCCGAACAAGGCCGAGGGGCTCGCGGAGCCCATTGCCTTCCGGGGCGCTCTGGGCGTGGCCATCAGCGTCGGTCTGGATAACCGTACCGACACCCGTCAGACGCTCCTGTTCGATGACGCCACGAAGCGGGCGCTGTCAATCAACCCGGTCCCGGGCGGCCTGGACGACGTGATGACCTTCTCCGGCTTCTGGCAGCACGGCTTCATCAACGTTCCGTCCTTCGACCCGCACCGTCTGGAAGGCTTCGAGGTCTTCGCGGAGCGGGGTCCCGGCTACGGGCTCTTGCGGGCTAAGGTCGTCAAGAACGACCTCCTGGAAGACCCCAATGCCCAGGCTGCCGTCAGTTCCCAGGACATCGACCTGGCAGAAATCGTCCCCTCGCAGCCACGTGGCGGCGACGTGACCGGGCGCTTCCTGGCTGTGCGGTTCGAGTTCACGACACCGATCACGCTCCGCTACTACGGAGCACGTCTGGCTGCTCGGCGCATCGAGCCGGGGGCCCCACTCGGGAGGGTGGCGTAGGTATGAACAAGGTCGTCCATCCGTTCACGTCTCCAAAGTCTGACGGCGCGGACCCAACGCTCGTCCAGCCGTCAAACTGGAACGCGGGCCATCGAGCTGGCGTCGAGTTGACGAACCGCACGGGCGGTGGCCTCGTCAGCGGCGATGTCGTGGGCCTCAGTGCGGCCAACGACGAGAGCGTTGTCCTGGCGGACACGCCTGACACCACGCGCCAGCTCGTCGTCGCCATGGAGACCATCGCGGACACGGCAGCGGGCCTGTTCGCCGCCGTGGGTGCCTGGACGGTCAAGGTTGCGAGTGCCGTGGTGCGTGGGAACTATCTTGCGAAGTCCGGTACGTCCAAGGCCCTCTACGACACGGGCCTCTCGGCTGCCAGCAACCCACCGCCTTCGGGCGCGGTCGCGGTGGCCCTTACAGGCGCGGGCGGCGCCGGGACGGTCGTGGGGTTGCTGCTGACCTCTGGGAGCGGGGGCGGTTTCTCCAAGGGTGCGGACATTGCCTCGGCCACCACCCTACCGATCCCGTCCAGCGGCACCTTCTTCCACGTCACCGGCACGGCGGCGATCACGGCCATGGCTACGCGGCAGCCAGGCCAGCTCATCGTCCTGGAGTTCGAGGCGGCCCTCCAGATCACCCACAACGCCACCACTCTGATCCTCCAGAAGGGCCGGAACTACATCACCGAGGCGGGGGACACACTGTTCTTCGTCGCTGAGGGTGCAGGGAACTGGCGCCAGGTAAGCCCGTTCCACGCGGCTCTAACCTTCCTGGAGCTGGGGGCGAACCCCGCGGCCTCGGGTGCCCTGCGCCTGCCGAACGCCGCCGCCATCATGGGCCGCAACGCTGCAAACACCGCCGACGTGGCGGTGGCCCAGGTGGACAACCAGAATCGCGTGGTCGTCGGTCCCGGAGGCAGCAGCAACATCGTCGTCTCGGGCCAGCTCCGAGCGGACATCGAGAGCACCGCGCGAGTGGTGCTCCCAGTCGGTAGCAATAAGTGGGCGACGTAATGCGGCGCCCTGGGGACCTTCCCCTGTTCTGGTTCGGTGACCGCCAGACGCTCCAGCACCCTGTGACTGGCGCCATGGGCGAAGGGATGGGGATGGGTGGCAACGGCATGGGCAGCCCGCCACCCAGCGAGCCTCCGGCACCCCCACCCCCACCTCCGCCACCTCCGCCTTCTCCCGGTGGCGCCGTGAAGGGCTCCCTCTGGATCGACGGCTCGAACATCCACTGGATCGACGCTAACGGCGTGGACCAGGCCCGCACGGGGAGTTCCCAGGGCACGCCTCCCGGCGCCCTCGCAGGCTCAGTCTGGGACCACGGGATCGTCTCGAACACGTTCCGCTACATCGACGCCAGCGGCGTCCTGCGCTTCCTGGACCACACGATCAACTTCGGCGCGGTGCCCCCAGGTGGCCTCATCGGGTCCCGGTGGGTCGAAGGCGGGAGCCTCGTCTGGATTGTTGACAGCGCTGGGACCATCACGAAGGTAGGTGTCTAATGACGTACCCGATTGCGCCGTTCCCCGCGATGACGGACCCGAACATCCGCATCGCCGCGCCGTTCCTGCGCCCCGAGCAGCTCGCGGAGATTCGCCGCATCGGGGACGAGTACCTGGCGCGGAAGGGCGCCCCAGGGCAGGTCGGCTTCCACGAGGGCATGCGGGAGGATCGCTCCCGGAGGAGCTGCCAGGCGGTGTGGCTGCCCTGGCCCCACGAGGACCCAGCGGTGAAGCCCCTGTACGACATGCTTGGGGACATCGCCCAGGAGGCCAACGCGCACTTCTGGCAGTACGACGTGTGGGGCTTCCAGGACAACCTGCACTACGTCCGGTACTCCGCTGACGAGGCCGGGCACTTCGCCTGGCACCAGGATCGGGGCGACAACTGGCGGCGCCTCCAGCGCAAGCTGGCCGTGATTCTTCAGCTCTCCAGGCCCGGTGAGGAGTACGAGGGCGGGGAGTTCGAGATTTTCGACGCCGAGCCGAATCGCATCCTGGCCCGGGATCAGGGGACGGCCTACGTCTTCCCCAGCTTCATCCAGCACCGGGCGCTGCCGGTTACGAAGGGCGAGCGGCGCATCCTGATCGGCTGGCTGGGAGGCCCGAAGTTCCGATGATGACCTTCGCGGACGAGCTGCGAAACGCTCTGGAGACGGAGCCGGTCTTGGACTCTGACCACCAGGAGCGCGTCCCCAAGAAGCGAGCCCCGGTGGACAAGGCTGGGGACGACGTGCGGGTCTTCGAGCGGGATGAACCGGAGGCCCTGGAGGCGGTTCTTGCGCTGAACACGGAGAAGGAAGTCTGGGCCAGCGACGTGTGGCAGGACATCGTGTCAGTTCGCCATGACCACCCCGACCAGACCGAGCAGCGAGCAGCCTGGCTGGCCCTGGACGACGCGGCGAAGTTCGCCTACCACGTCCAGCAGAAGGCCCCAGACGCACCAAACGCGGCCTGGTGGATCGGGTACCGGGGTGGCAGGCCCGCTCATGCCCGACTCTTGGACCGCTCCGTAGGCCCCCAGGAGGTCTGGGTGCAGTGGGTGGTGGGCTCCCAGGTCTTCACCCAGGGCAGCCACAGCCTCGTGGAGGCCCTGTGGGACATCGGCGTGCGCCGGGTGTGCTTCAAGAGTCTGATGACGCACCCACTCCTGAACAAGTGGGAGCGAGACGAGCGGTTCCAGGTGCGCCCCAGCGAGGTCTGGGAACGCCACCACCCCGGTCACTATGCCGTGGTCAGCTTCGACATGCCGGACAGGCCGGACTTCAAGGGAGCTTACTGATGAAGCACGACCTTCCGGTCATCATCGCCAGCTTCGGCGTGGCGGACAAGATCGCAGCTATCGCCTCCGGGTGGCTCTCGCGGAGCCCTCTACTCACGGACAAGGAGCAGCGCCTCTATCGGGAGACCATCGTGGCCCAGGAACGGGCCCACGGGGAGACCTCGGCGGCCTGGGCGGTGAAGCTCGGCTGGGAACCGCAGCAGGGGATCACCCCGCACGCGGCCCTGGCGGAGCGCGACTGCCTACTCATCAGCCACCTCCCGGAGCCCCTGCGGACGGCGCACACCCTGGCCACGCTGCGGGTCGTGGAGCAGCAGGCCGAGCGGTGGTTCACGAAGCTGGCGCGGGTCTTCCGCCTGGCTGCGGCCACCAGGCCCATGGCCTCCGACTACCTCCAAATCGCCCAGGACGAGTCGATGCATGTCTGGGCGAACAAGGCAATCACCGCACGCCTTGCGGAGAAGGACCCCACGTTTCGCCGCATGGAGCACCTGGCCTTCCAGGCGGCCCGGCGTGTGTACGCACCCCTGGTTCTGGAGAACGTGGTCCGATGAGCTTGCCCCAGGTTCCCAACATGCCCCCAGACCCAGAGGACGCCCTCAAGGTCCTCTACGACTACCTGGGGCGCCTGCACGCTGCCCTGAACGGGGACCCCACAGACGCCCGGACGAAGGTCGGCCTTGTCGGCGCCGGGGCCACCCGAGACGCCCTGGACGCCATCCTGAAACTCCTATGAGGAGCTGAGCCGAGTGAACCGCCTGAGCCGCGACCAGATCATCATTCGGGCCCTGGACATGAGCGACAGTCCGAGCCTGAACTCCAAGTGCCGCCCCAACGGGACCATCGTGGACGACTGCATGGCCGTGGGCTGGCTCCAGGATGCCCTGGACCTGTTCCACAATACCTTCCCGTGGGCTGGGATTCTCACAGACACTCCCATCTCCATCAATACGGACGGCGTTGCCACTCTGCCAGCGAACTTCATCCTAGATGTCCGGGATGGCGTCATCATCAACAAGGCTCGCCTGGGGCGCCGGAGCTTCCAGCGCACCCTGGACTTCCGCGTCACGGGGCAGGTCGGGGACCCGGTGATCTACACCGTGACGCCGCCAGGTCTGCGCGTCCATCCCCGACCCCGGACCTCGACCTCAGCCACCCTCGTCTACTACGCCCTACCGAACGTCATGGAGGCGGGCTCCATCCCAAGTTTCCCCTCGGACTGGGTGCTCGTGGAGTTCGTGCGCCTGCGGGCTCGGGAGTGGCTCCAGGCCCTCGCGCCTGGCAGCGCCATGGAGTACGCCAGGAAGGAAATTTCCGCACTGCGGCAGACTGGCCTGGCCAACGAGCCGGAGGATGATCGCATCCCCTTGGACCGGGAGAGCTTCGTGCGGAGCGGAGGCGGCCGGGACTCCTGGATGGGCTCGACCGTCCCGCAGTGAGGAAGGTCCTCGTCGTCCTGGCCCAGTGCCCCAACCCTGAGTGCGGGGAGCACTTCTCCGTCTCGGAGTGGGACGCGGGCACCCATGGCAGCATCCGCTGTCGGCGCTGTGAGCGGCCCTTCGACGTGACGGTGGTCCGTACCTGGTACGGCGGCCGGATCGCGCAGACGCGCCCCCGTGAATAGGGTCTGGCTGCACCTACCGCCTGAGAACCAGGTCCTCCTGGGGGACATCTGGGTGTACAGGTGGACGGCTTCTAGGAGGGGTTCTTCTTCTTCTTCTTCTTGGGCTTCACCGGGATGTAGGTCACCACATCCGGGTTGTCGGGGTCCAGTTTCCAAGGACGGTACTCACGGGGCTCCGTGGGCTCCCAGTTCTTCGGGAACTGGCCGTCCAAGGTCACAGGCGGCGTGTCCGGCTGGAGTCGGAACAGCACCTCTGGGGGCTTCGGATACCACTTCTCCTCCTCCACGTCTCCGTACTCGTCCACGATGACGCAGCGGACCCCAAGCAGCTTGAGGGGCACCTTCTTCGGCCAGCCGTCCAGCGCGAGGGTGACCTTCTGCGACAGCTCCGCCTTCATCTTCTCGTAGGGGTGCTCCGCCGCCACTCCCTTGAACACGCCCTGAATCTCACCCACGGTCACACCTCGGGCACACCAGGCGCCACACGGCTCCGGGCATCACGACCAGGACCCCGTTGAGGCGCTGGAACTTCGTCGGCGCCACCGTGCGGGGCCCGTCGCAGCCCAGGCAGCGGAGCCAGCGGGGCTGTGCCATTTAGCCGTCAGTCCCGTCCGGGAGGGCGGCAGCCCTCGGCGGCTCCCAACCGATCTCGGACTGAAAGCCCGCTGCCGTCGCGTGTCCGCCCCCACCGTACCGCTTGCACAGCTCGCTCACGTCGAAACCAGGCTTGCTCCTGAACCCCCACTGGCGCTTGTCCGCCCGGTCGAAGTAGTAGCCAGCAGCGGGTGCCGACAGCCGCTCCGCCAGGTACTCCCCCACGTCCGAGAAGTCCACGGAGGCGTTCACTACTGGCAGCGCCACGCCGCCGAAGTCCAGCCAGCGGACGTGCTTGCACATGGCCTTCACGCGCTCCTGCTTGGAGCGCAGGAGGATCGTCCCGGTGTGGACCACCGTGTCGAAGTGCTGCTCCAGGTCCGCCGCCGCCTCGTCCCACATCTCGAACGTGCGGGGCACGGAGAACAGGAACTCGGAGACCTCGCGACTGTGGGGCAGTTTGAAGCGCCAGAGGTCCCGGTCCTCGATGTAGTTCACGATGGCCGGGCGGGGCTTGCCGTGGAAGTGGTCCCAGGCGATCCCAGCACCGCTGCGCTCCATGTCGAAGAAGACCCGCCCGCCCTTCCAGTCCCGAAGGTCCGCCTCGGCCGTCTTGTGGTGGTCCAGGACGACGACCTTGTGGGCCTGCACGGCGTAGCCGTTAAGGATGGGCCGGGGGTAGGAGAAGTCCACCAGGATCACGTCCCGGTCCCGCGTCTCCGCCTCGGGCACGGGCGGCTCTCCGTAATTGCAGGGGCGGTACTCGGCGGCCTCGCCCAGGGCCTTGTGGACGGCCCAGGCAGCGGTGAAGCCGTCCGGGCAGTTCCCGTGGTACAGAACGAGGATAGGCTTCTTCTCCACCTCAGCCTCCAATGTGCGTCGTGCGGGCCGACTGGCCCTCGATGGAGCGGGTGCTGCGGAACCAGCCCCCGCAGCTCTGGCACTGCCAGCGCCGATACCGGCGCGTGATGGCGACGACGGTTCCTCGAGCCTGCGTGTTGGCGCTGCCGCACTTGGGGCACACGTCGCGGCCGGCGGCGAGGGCGCTCATGTTCGGGTGGCGGTCGAGCCACGGCAGGAGGCGCTTGTAGAGCTTCTCCAGCAGCGCCACGTCGCCCCGGTTGTATCTCTCCATGAGGCGGCACGCAGCCGGATCACCCTTCATGCAGGCAATCCACATCTCGAAGCCCGGGTGCCGCACCTTCGCCCCCAGGCCGAGGGCCTGCGCCACGTAGTCCAGCTTGTTGCTCTCGAACCGGAAGGCGCGCTTCACGGCCAGCATCAGGTCCACCTGCTTGAACGGGGCAGGGGGCTGGAGGCCGTGCTTCAGCATCTCCTTCTGGAGCGTGGGGATGTCGAACTTCAGGCCGTTGTAGTGGACGACGGCATCCGCCTCGCCCAGCAGCTCGTGGACCGGGCGCAGCATCTTGGACGCGGCCTTGTGCTGCCAGTCTGCCGCGAAGTAGACCTTGGCCTGGCCGAGCCACTGGGCCGCCCAGCACATGACGTAGCCGCTCTCCTCCACCTGGTTGATGGCGATGTTCTGGTCCCACAGCCCCCAGACGTATGCCTTGTTGGGGGCGGTCTCGATGTCCAGGAGAAGGGTCTTCACGCGAACCACCCGTAGGCAGCGATGAGGTTCCGAGCGTGGTTCAAGTTGAGGCCCTGGGGATCGTTGTCGGCGTCGATGGGCGCCCAGCGGGCGGAGAAGAAGGTGAGGAAGTCCGTGGTGTAGCGGCCGTCCTTGCGGGCGGACTTCCCGGTGGCCTTGGAGTACCGGGCCTCGGAGTTCTTGAAGCTCTGCGCGGCCACGTCCACCTGCTCCTCGTAGCTCGCGGCCTTGACCGACAGCACCCCGAACTCGCGTCCCGGGCGCCCGTTCTCCGCGATCCGCAGGGCGCAGAGGGCGGCAGCCGGGACCCCGTGCTTCTGGGCAGCCTCAGCGATCTCGATGACCTCGTTCATGGGTTGCACCGGGGGCAATCGCCCCGGCCTCCTTCCGCCTTGGATCGGCAGCGTGAGCACAGGTAGTTCTTCGGGTTGCAGCCGCAGATGGCGCACTTCATGGCGCCGAGTCCCAGATCGCGGGCATCAGCCGATGCGCCAGCCAGGAGTCAGGGCACTCCAGAAGGCCCCCGATGAACATGCCGAAGGACACCAGCAGGGCCACCAGGGCGATCTTCTCGGCTCGGCTCACATGCCCTGCGTCTTCGGCGCAGGCGCGGCCGGGGCCAGGGTCTTCACGGGCACGCAGCCCACGAAGGCGATGTTCAGGTCCTTGCGGGTCTGGCGGGCGTACTCCGCCATCTTTTGCCACTCCTCCAGGCCCTTGGCGCACAGCTCGGCGGAACGGAAGGCGTCTACGTCGTGCAGCTCGCCGTCCACGACGGTCCAGATGAGGAAGACCTCGACCTGGGCCTGGGGCTCGACGGGCTCGCCGAGGCTGACGGCAGCGGCCGTGAGCGCGAGCCCGGCCGCGATGATGACGAAGGTCTTGAAGATCGAATCGAAGGTGGCGTTCATCCACTTCATGGCTTCTGCTCCTTGGGGTAGCGGGCTTTGCGGGCCTCCTCGACGGCGAGGGGCAGGTACTTGATGTGCGCGGGCGTCATGCGCCAGGTCGTGGGACCGAGGATGGCGTCGAAGTCGGTCAACCTGAGCGACTCGGCCCACACGTCATCCATGACGAGGACCGTGTGCCCCTTCGCTCGCAGCTCCTCGAACTCAGGCAGTGCGGCGATCTCGGGATGCACCAGCAGGCGCAGCGGCTTGGAGGTCTTACCCACGGCAGGTACACGGGAAGGAGTAGCAGTAGCAACGGCTCCCCGGAGCCTCCACCTTCATTTTCCCACGGCTTTCCGTAGACGGCGGGCAAGAAAAAGGGACTTCCTTCGCGATCACCTGGAAGCTCCGCACATGGTTCAGCAGGTCGTCCCAGGACTCGAACCGCCGATCCATTAACTCGTGGAACGGGCTCCGGCCATGGGGGCCGACCTCCCAGACCTGGATGTGCTGGAACCGGCCCAGGGCCACGCCTAGCTCGATGTAGAGGCCCCCGGTGGTGGAGGGTTCGTGGTTGTCGCTGACGAACACATCGGCGGCGACGATCTCCGCAATGTCCTTCACCGCGAGCTTGCGGCCGAAGGCCACAGTGTCCATGCCCTCGGGGATCGCCGTCTCGTCCAGCCAGGACGACACCACCTGGTGCCCCATCTTCCACAGTTCGTCCCGGTACTGGCGGAGCCGCTTCTGAGAGGTGAAGCCTGCGCTGATGTAAACCTTCATGCCCTACAGTGCCTCGTGCGAGCCATCTGACCGGACGATCTCGTAGGACGCCGTGAAGACGATCTTGTGCGGCCCGACCTCCCACTCCTTCTCGACCACGGGCTTCGCCAGCTCGAACGCCTGGCGGACTGGCACGTCTTCCGGCAGCTCTAGCTTCACCCCGTCGTGGGCGTTCATGGCCAGGTGGACGCGGGGGTCCAGGCGGTTCAGTAGACCCGTGGGCTCGCCCCAAGGGCTCTCCCCGACGAGCGTGGCCAGCGTCAGGTTCATGATCCCGGAGACCGACCCGCTCACCTCGTGGCTGAGCCCCTCCCGCGCCATCTCGTCCGGCTTCCCGAACAGCATGCGGCGCAGCCCCAGGAAGGTCCGGGCCATCCGGTCCTGCTTGCAGCGGTTCCAGGTCGCCTGCTTCCAGGCCACGAGCTTCGGCTTGGAGGCCAGGTAGGCCCGGCCAGCGGCCAGCAGCTCCTTGTGGCTGAGCCCGAGCTTCTCGATCCCCCGGGCGTTCAGCATGGCGTACTCGTCCGGGCCGTAGTTACAGGCGTAGCGGCCGGTCTTGGCCAGGTTGCGGCGGAGGTCGTCCTTGCCCTCCCAGCGCACGGCACGGCGCCACTCCGCGCAGCTCTCGGCCTTGTGCAGGGCGTTCGTCAGGTCCGGGGGTCGCTCCAGCCGGAACATCCCGCAGGCGGTCAGGGTGTGGATGTCCCAGCCCCGGTTGAACGCCTCAATGTCCGCCTCGTCCCCGCTGAGCAGCGCTACGATCTTGGCCTCGATGGCGTCGAAGTCCCAGGCCAGCCAGTAGAAGCCCCTGTGGGGCCGGAAGCAGTGGCGCAGGGGCGGGAGGTTCGACTCCTTGGCTCGGGCGTCGGTGGGGAAGCCCGGGGCGGGCGGGTCCGTGGTGCTCCAGCGGCCCCCAGCCTGCGTGGGCTTCATGTCCGGGTAGCAGACCTCCAGGCCCAGCAGCTTCTCCAGGGTCCCCCGGTACTTGTCGGCGCCGACGAACTCCAGGCGGGCATCCAGGACGGCGGACTGCGCGCCCTGCTTCTTCAGCTCCGCCAGGCGGTCGAGGCTGATGTTGAAGGGGTTCTTGCGTCGGCCAGGCATCAGCGACGCCTCCGGTGTACCTGCTCCCGCTCGTAGAGCTGCGCCACGAGCTGCGGGTTGCTGTTCAGGTTGATGGGCCACCCCACGGCCGCCTGCGCCTTCAGCTCTGCGTCGTGCGCCCGCACGGCCAGGTCCTCGTAGAACTCCCGGACCTTCGGCTGGTCCAGCGCCAGGCCGTACCGCTTGGCCCGGGCAATCACCCGCGCCTGGGGCAGCACCACCTGGCGGTAGTACCACCAGCTCCGGTCGTCGCGTCGGAACTCCGCCGCCATGGCGTTGTGGGCGTCGATGGTGCCCAGGGCATCGCCAGCGGAGTACACCAGGGGATTGATCTGCATGAGGTGCTTCCAGCGGTTCGTCCGGGCGTACATGGAGCCCAGGAACTCCAGAGTGTGTCGAATGCCCCCAGACTTCTCCTCATCGTCCTCGGTGGCCCCGGGCCAGAGCACCGCGTGCTCGTACATCGTGTCCTCCAGGTCGTAGGGCCCCTGGAACAGGTCCCGGTCCACGTAGGGCAGGTCGGCTGGCGCATTGTGCATAACGAGCGTGGACCCGGGCATAGCCTGCACCGTCCGCATGTCCTCCCGCTCCACCACCCGCACCTCCCGGGCGTCGGACATGGAGTAGCGGATCAGGTGCCCCGTGGCCGGGTCATACTCGGTGTCGAAACTCCATGTGCCCTTCATGGCTTCCAGCGGCTCCTGGCGGATTGGCACCAGGGGCAGGGGCCACTTCCGGGCCAGGATCAGCGGCACCTTGCTCCAGTCGCGGCGGGCCGGGACCTTCATGGCCGGGTCCCGGAAGATCGCCGCCAGGTGCAGGCTCACCAGGACCGGCAGCTCCTCGGGCCCCGGAGTCCAGATGTCGCTGGCCAGGAGGGGCGGAGCTGGCGGTGGGTTGTACGGTAGCAGGTAGCCCCGCCAGGAGTTGACGGTGCGGCCTTTGGCCAGACCCTCGCCCGTCAGGGCCCACATGCTGTAGGCCCCCTGCGTCAGCACGAGCTGCGTCCCTGGGGGCATCTGGAAGTGCGCCCGGTGGCAGTGCGCGATGGCCTGACGCGTAGCCACGTCATTCAGCGGGGGCAGCTCGTTGGAGCCGTTCAGGCGGCACCGCAGGGCGTTCCCCAGGGAGACCTCGGAGCGATTGAAGCCGGTCAGAGGCAGGAAGTCCTTCTCCATGGCCTCCCCGGTCTTGCCGACGAAGGGGCGCCCGGCAGCCTCCTCCTCGTGGCCAGGATTCTGGCCGACGATCAGCAGCGGGGCGCTCTCACGCAGCTCGTCCGGGACGAACCCGTACCCGTTCTGGTAGAAGGGGCAGCCCCGGCAGGAGTCAGGCTTGCGGAGCATCGTCTACCCAAGCGGCGACGTGCTCTCGGTCCAAACAGACGCGATGATGGACCTTGAGCCCGGCCTTCCAGAGCCGTCCCTTTGCCGGGCTGGAATGAAACCTGGCGAGTGGGACGATAACTGCCTTCCCACTCTGCTGCGTCGCTCGTAGCGCCGCCTCTAGCTCTCGGTCCCAGGCCAGGTCATCGTGGATGCTGCGGCGATTCTTCGGCGGGCGGTCAATCTCCTCGAAGGTCTTCATGCCCGGAAGTACCCGGTCAGGGGGCGCTGACCGGGGTTCCCGGAACTAAATCTCAGCTTGGATGCGGCACTCCCCGTAGATTAGCTCCGCCCACGAGTCGCAGGAGTTGGCAGGGTCGGCAATGAGCGCCACGCCCACGGCCGCAGCGAGCGCGGCGTAGACAAGCGCCTTGGGGATGGTGACGATGTCGGGCAGCTTCGCGCGGTCCCACCAGATGTGAACGAGCTTCTGGCAGAACGAGGGGAGGCGCAGCGCGGTCATCGCCTGCGTCTCAGTGCGGCTCGGGCCGCGATTGCTCTTGACCTGAACCACAGCAGCACGATCAGTGTCGGGCCACATGGCCACGAGGTCCCAGAGGCCATGCGAGCCTCGCGCCTCGATCACCACGGCGCCTTCACTCTCCAGCAGCTCCCGCGACCGCTTCTCATTCCGGTAGCCCTTGGCGTAGGGGTTCTTGAGCCTCATACAACCTCCGCTTTCTCGCCGAATTTACTACCAGGCCGTACCGATGGGTGAGCGTGAGACGAACTTCCCAGGTAGCGACAGCGGCATAGATAACACTTTTCCCACACCGCTGTCACTACCACTTTAGGTATAGGGAAGCCTACTCCCGAATGGCCCCGATGTTCAGGACCACGTTGTCCTCGTCGCCCTGCATCAGGCGGAGGCGCACCGGGTTGTTCGCCACGAACTGGAGCACGTCCTCGATGGTCGCAGCGGGCACGCCCATCACACGCTCATAGGTGGTGACCGCCTGCGCGTACAGGCGGCTCTTGAGGTCGGGCTTGCCTTCCTCCTCCAGCTTGTCGCGGCGGTCGGGGCTGATGGCGAAGCGGATGCGCCCCTCCACGCCCTCGTTCTTGCTCTCCACGCCGATGATCTGGCCGAAGAAGTTCGCCACGCGGCGCCCGTCGTCGTACTTCTTGCGGGACAGCGAGAGCGATGGGACGGTGTTGTAGCTGCCGCCCGGAAGCTGGCTGTCCTTCCGCGTTGCGTTCACGCCCTCGTGATCGACACCCTCACTCCACGCCTCGCCGTCCATGGGGGCGGCGTGCGCCTCGTCGGGCGGCAGGGCGTCCGCCAGGGGGTTCGCTTCGGGGTAGATCGTCTCTGTCGTCATCTGCTCCTCCTATGCGGCAGGCTTTGGTTTGGGCGCCTGCACTGACCCGAGTACGAGGGCCTCCAGGGCCCTCCAGCTTTGTGGTACGGTCGTCGGAATCTTCGCGGCGATGTCGGGCGGGCACTTGATGGCGGCGCCCCACACCTTCCCATACTTCCGGACCTGCCACGTTCCAGCACTGAACTTCCCTGGGCCCACCTGCTGACCGGGCTCGGCGTACAGCACGGAGCCGAATTCGCCCATGATCTTCACGGCGAGCTGGCCCGGCAGGTCGGCCCAGATGTGGCTCGCACTGTTCTTGTCCTCCGGGTTGTCCTTGTCCCGGCCGCTCCAGAGCGTCATCACCACGTAGGGGACGCTGCTGCTCGTCACCAGGTGGACGTAATCCAGGAACTCACCGTGCGCCAGGCCGAAGGCCCGGCCACGCAGCTTATCCTCGTCCGCCTGGGAGTAGGTGTCCGTCAGCTCCTTGAACTTCACGTCATAGATCAGGCCGTACAGCTTGTGCAGGCCGTCGCCCGCGAACACCGTGACGGGCCCGTACTTCCCCGCCAGGATCGCCACCGTCTCGTTCTTCACTTCCTTGAGGATTTGTGCGGGGGACTGCTTCTCCACCACGTTGGTCTCCCACACGTAGGCGGACAGGCCCTCCTCGGGCTTCACGGTGGCCGAGCCCTGCTCCCCGGGGTAGACCATCAGGTGGATCGGCCGGGGCCAGGCGCCATCCGGCTTCCCCTCGGGGTCCCGGAAGATCGAGGTCGTCTTCCAGGAGTTGGGCAGGCCGATGATGGCCGTGCGCCGGAACGCCTTCTTCCACTGCTCCACGTCGAGCTGCTTGAAGGGCATCAGTCAATCTCCAGCCAGACGCGAGCGCCCCAGGGTAGCGGTCCACCACTCCGCACGGCGATACGGCCCTCCGTCTGGAATTGATGGACCCGCTTCGGCTTCCCGTACTTCCCCTGACTCACACGGATCGCAGGCTTGTGGGTTCCATTCTTGAGGTTCGACAGGATCGTGTTCTTGCAGACCGTGACGTAGGTGGTCACTGGCCGATCCTTTCGTAGAGCGCGGGGAACTTCGCCTCGTCCCCGGCCATGACGAAGCACGCCGGGATATACGGGCACGGGCCGAACTTCCGGCAGGCCCAGGTGTTCATGAATGGCTGCTTCATGGCCATCAGTACCCAGACCCGCTCCGCTGACCGGAGCCAATTCGCCATGATCTCGGCGTCGAGGCGCTGGCTCACGGGGTACGCCTTGCAGCGTGGCGAGAGCACGATGAGCTGCACGCCAGTCTCCACCACAGGCTCGCCGTACTTCTGGCTGACCGCCCAGGCCGTCTGCTTGAGCTGCCAGGACTCCTCGTACTGGGCCAGCTCACGCGGCACCCAGTCGGTCTTCAGCTCCAGCTTCGTCTTGTAGTCCCAGACGTGGAGGCCCACGCCAGGCGTGCGGAACACCAGGTCCGCCCGGTGCTCCCCGATGGTGTCCTCCGTGGCCACCACCGTGTCATTCGGCCCCAGCAGCGGCGAGTCCAGAGAGGCTCGGATACCCTTCTCCACCAGCTTCATGAGGCCCGTGAGCGTCCAGGCTCCGCCCTCCTCGAACTCCCGTTCCAGGATGTTGGACGCCTCTCCCAGGTATGACCCACTCATCTGGCTGTGGTAGTGCGCCAGCCCCGCGTGGATCGCGTTCCCCAGGACCAGGTGCGGAGCCCACGGCGCCTCCCGCTGCGCCAGCGGGCGCCAGGTCCTCTCGTAGCTCTCCCGCATCGGGCAGAGAAGAAACCGCTCCGTCCTTGACGGTGAGAATACCGGGAGCGAAACCGAGGCAGGGCTGGAGGACGACGGGGTGGTATCCGGACTCTTGGACGACGTAGTGGACTCGCTCGCCGCAGTTGAGGCAGCGACGGACGAGGACTCGGCCAGCGGCACAGCGTTCGTACTGGGGGACAGCGAGCCCAGCGCACTTACCGCAGCGCCCGGTCCCGAGGACAGCCCTTCCAGCATGCCACCACACGGCTGCACTCCACCCGGGGCGCACATCAAGACCTCACCGCTGACATCGCCATGCCACAGACCTTGCAGCGTGGCGTAGCGAGGGGATTCTCGAAGGACGCGACCCAGATGTGATTCTTCGGCCCGCAGTCCGTGACCGCCCCGTCCAGCTTAGAGCCCAGCACCGGCTGCCCCTTCACTGACCCCTCCGCCTCCAGCTCTGTCTGGAGCAGCGCCAGAGCCCGCCACGCGAGCTTGGCAGAATGGCGCAGGCCGTCCACGTCGAGCTTCCCGCGCTCGATCAGGTGCCGCGCCACGCAGTCCGCGTGGTCCGTGGACTTCTCCTTGGCCCAGTGCATCGGCTGCCCCGGGTTGTGCTGCTCGTTCCCGACCCTGGACACCTCGGCCACGGCTGCGATGGCATCCGGGAAGTAGTCCAGTACGCCCCGCGCAATGGGAATCGCCTTCCGTTCCTTGGGATCACTCGGTAGCATCTCGTCCCTCCACGCCCAGGTAGTTCCCGGACGGGGCCGACTGACCGCCCTATATATCCGATCCTTCGGATCGGTATAAGGGCCGACGCTGGCGCGTCGGCCGCATCACACACCCAGGCCGGTCGGTGAGCCCTGTGCGGGTACTTCCAAGGCGTCAGGAGGACGCATGGCGTACTGGTTCCGCATTCCGTCCCTACCCAAGACCATCTTCGAGAAGATGGGGCGCCTGGTCGAGGCTCTGGACCTGAGCCAGCGCCAGGTGGTCATCGCTGGCGTGCTGGCCCTGCTCCAGCTTGGGGAGACCAAGGCCCGGGAGCTGGCGGCCCTCGTGAAGGAGGAGTACGCAGAGAGGCCCCGGAAGCCACCCCAGGCATGAAGGTCTGGCCGAACGTCCCCGCCCTCGTGGCGGACAAGCCCCCAGGGGACCCGTTCCTACTCCCTGGCTTCATCCCGGCCGATCCTGCGGCCTTCGTGCTGCTGAGCGCCGGGGCCAAGCTGGGGAAGACTACGCTGGCCACGCAGATGGCAGAGACCCTCACCCTGGGGCATCCGTTCCTGGACGGGGGCCCGGACGGGAAGTGGGTCCCCCAGAAGTTGGTCTCGGTCTTCTACGTCCAGGCCGACTGCTCCGTGGGGGAGTGGTACGCGCACTGCGCCGAGGTCTGTCCCACGGCTGGGTTCGCCTCCGTGGTGGCCCCCAGGAACCTCATGGCCCCCTGGAACGTCGTGGCCTGGAGCAAGCTGAAGGCGGAGCTGGCAGCCAGGCAGCCCCGGGTGGTGATCTGGGACGCGCTGGAGAGCCTGGTGGACCCCGGGAAGATGGACCTGAACACCCTGGAGGGCCAGCTCACGGCCCTGAAGGCTCTGCGGGAGGCCAGCAAGACCACCCACGTCATCCTCCACCACACCAACAAGGCCGGAGACAAGGGCTGGAAGGACAAGATCAGCGGCCACCACGTCATTCAGGGCCAGGCGTCGGTGATCGTGGGGCTCCAGGGGAAGCCCGGGCACGCCGTCATGCGTGTCACCGGGCGCTACGGACTCAGCGAGAAGGACTACCGGCTGGGCTCGGAGGGGAAGCGGTGGGCCCTTCAGCAGGGCGAGGATGGTCCGTGGGACGACGCCGCCTGAGGCAGGCAGCAGCACAGGACTCGGAGCAGTGGTGGCGGGTAGGGGTGTCCCGGGTGAAACCAGCCCGACAGGCTGGGTTGTGACACTCGGCCCACTCGCCTGTGAAGGGCTTCACCATTTGTTTAGGAAGTGCATGAGGAGCGCGAATAGCGCCCCACAGAGCCCGCACAGCAACAGGCGCATCACTGGCCCTCCGGTGGCGGCCCGCACGGCACTCTGCTCCAACCCACCGGAACCCATTCGGACCCGACCGAATCAGTCACCGACACCGCCACGACGTTGCGCGCGTCTAGGTCAAGCGTGATCCATCCCTGCTGAGCCTCGAAGACGACGCGCACCGTCTCGCAGTCGCGTGGAGGCGTCAGGCCGTACACCATGCACGCGCCCGCGATCACGACGAGCGCGATCCAGAAAGCGAACTCTTTGCGCTTCACTGGCTCTCCGCTGGGGGCGGCGCCGCCAGGGCCCGCCATGCAGCCAAACGAGACTTTCGCCACTCCGCGTGAGCGCCCGCCATCTGTTCCGGCCAGTAAATCTCGATCACGCCAATGGTCTCGCGCAGCGCCCCCCGCAGGGCGTCCGCCTCGCGACGGGCGGCGGCGGCCAAGTATTCGTTGGCGCCGTCACGTTCGATCCGTGCCTCGCGGCGCTCCCCCGCCTCGGGCGGCGCGTGTTTGTTGTGACAGGCACAGCCGCAATCTAAAGCCTCAAACCCTGGCCCGCCCATCAGGCAGAAGCAGCATTCAGGCGGCCATTTGCCGCCAGCAGCGATGTAGTTCCGCACCGCTTGCGGATCGCTCTTGGGGGCCTCGCGGCGCTCCGGGGGGCGCACGCCGTCGATCGCGTCGAGTGCCTGCTTTGCGCGTTCGCGCCACGCAAGACTCGCGGCATCGTCTGCGTGGTACTGGAGCAAGTACGAAGCGTCGTAGATCAGGTCGCGCAGCATCGGCAGCAGCGCCTCCCCCTGGCCTGCGCGCGAGAGGGCGGCGGCGACCGCATCAATCAGTTCCTTTTTGTGTGCTCGCGCGTCGGCGTACCACACCTCGACGATCTCCCGCGCCTGCGCCTCCGGCCTCGGCTCACTCATGGCTGTACCCTCCGTATCGCTCGGGCTCCACGGGCCGCAGGATGCCCCGGTGGAAGAAGTCGCACATGACGCGGTTCCCCTCGGCCCAGGTGGTGTCGTTGGACCTGGTGTGCCAGGGGCAGATGCCGTCCCCCGTCATGACAGTAATTCCGCACATGGGACAGAGGCTCATGCCTCGCCTCCCTCGTCTCGTTCAAGTTCGAGCCCGCAGTTCCAGCACACCCACCACGCTGGGTCCAGAGGGCAGTCGCAGCGTAGGCAGTGCGTCATGGCCCCACCTCAATCCTGTAGTGCCACCCATGCCCCTGGCAGTGATCGCACTTCTCGCGGATCAGGTCGTAGATGCTCACTGGAGCCCAGTACCAGCCGCGTCCACCACAGTCCTCACACGTCACCGTGGGCCAGCCGGAGCTTGATCCTGTGCTCGCTACGTCGCTGCCGGGCGAGTCTCCCGGGGGCGCCGAATCCGTCTCGGAGGAGATCGAGGTTGGCATCTGACAGGGCCTCCTTGGCCAGCAGGAGCCGCATCTGGGGCGGGCTCGTTGAAAGGGAGGGCGGCAGGGCCACCGTCGCGCGTCGCCCCAGGTCGCGCAGACGGCGCAGGCGAATCTTCCGGGCCACGGCCCGGCACCAGTGCAGGGGGACCCTGGGCTCCTCCGATTGCCGTAGCAGGGCCAGCAGCGTGTCCTGCACTACGTCCTCGTCAAAGGACGCGATGAGCTGCTGGCGGAGCGTGCCCAGGTCCCCCTCGCTCATGGCGCTAGACCTTGATCGGCGGCACGACAGGCACCGCAGGAAGGGTGAGGGGCTTCTCGGTCTGCGTGGGCTCGGCAGTGTCCTCGGCTGGCGCGTCCGCCAGACTGATGGTGAGCACGCAGGTATTGGGGTCGAAATGTCGGTTCAGGACCTTGCCCTGCGCCGCCTTGACGACATCGCTGAACGGGTCCAGCACGACCGTGCCACCCGCCAGCGCCACGAGATCGCGAATGACCGCGTTCGCTGTTGCCACCCTCAACGCCGCCTTTTGCTCGGGCGTCATCAGGGCGTTCAGCATGTCCTTCAAGAGCGCCGCTCCTGCTGCTGCGCGCTTCCTCTCGTCACTCATGTTCCTGCCTCCTGTGGGTTGAGTACCGCCTCTACCGCCGTCGCAGGCACCAGCAGCCGACCGCCGACCTTCACCGCTCGCAGCCGCGTCTTCCATGCGGCCTCGTACATCGACCGCCTTGACAGGCGCAGGCGTGCGGCGGCTTCGTCCAGCGTCAGGTGCGTGGGACTTGGGGTTTCCGTGTTCATGTAGATAGAGACGGTACGGGGACCCGTAGGGATTCACGCAGGCGCCAGAACTGGCACTAGGGCTGCAAGATCAATTGAAATCTTGCTTCACACGAATCGAGGGGCGCGTGTTACGACTCTCACATGACTGACAGTGGCCCCCGGACAGGACGAACGAAGATGAGTCAGACTGAGCAGCGAAAGATGCTTCAGGATGCCATCACCCGGTTCGGGAACAAGACGGCCCTGGCGTTCGCAATGGGGCGTCCGCTATCCACGGTGGCGGAGTGGTGCAAGACCCGCAAGGTAGCTGGGGAGCGCCACTTCATCGAGCTACCCGAATGGGCACGGCTGTGGATCAGGATGCAGGTCTACGAGCAGCCGCTCCCGAAGCCCACACCCGCGCACCCGTGGCTGGAGCCTGGGTGGCCGAAGGACCGGAGGGTGGCCAGGGCAGTGCGGCAAATTGACCGGCTGGTCCGGCAGGACGAG